AATTTTCTTCAATTCTTCAATGCTGATGATTCTGCAGTCCGGGAGCATGATGTTCGCATCTCCCAAGTTGACTGCAGTACCTTCAATTCTCATTTTTGGATAGCTTACCAGCACCGAGCATTCCTGCGCTATTCTATATGCGTTATCTGAGATAATCTTCCGGACTCTCTTCTGATCTGCTACTGAGGTTCGCTTACCGTTGACCGGTATCTTCCGGAACTCAGTCTGCATCTCAGTCTCTCCTTTGTATATCCGCTCATACACATATAAGAAACCTCTTGCCATATCGCTTATCCTTTCTCTTTGCCCGCTACAATCTTTGCCTTTTCTCCGGTATCTTTGATCTCAAACATCACGCCAGGCCTCAAATATGCGATTGCTACCGGATGCCCGAAGAAATCCTTTGCAGCTCTTCTCAGCTTTTTCTCATACTTTGCCATCTTCTTTGCAGCGCGCGCTCTTACCCATTCTCTCGCAAATTTCATCTGCTCCATATCACTCTCCTGTGTATTCATTCTGCCTCCTTACTTTCTGTTCGGTTTCTTAATTCTCTCAATCTCCTGCAGGGAAGGTTTGCCTACGCACTTCTCCATACCAGCCGCCAGTTCCTTTGCTCCTGGGTTGTTCTTCTCGACTTCATCTGCCAGGTGGCGCAGGACTAAAACTATCAGTCCCGCGTCGTTCTTGGCGTATGGAGATATGCTGTCGATAACCCTCTCTGAGTAATACTGCAGACCGTGGCTCACCAGGTTCATTGCCTGCTTGGTCTTGCCCTTTGCAATCAATTCATTGCCTCTGTCTACATAACTGCTCACTCTTGGTTTCATCAGTCCCATATCTACTCCTCCGGATCTTCGTAATCGTAACCTTCTGTGTCTGCATCGCCCAGGATGTCGTCTGTAATATCCTCCGGTTCTTCCTCGTTAGGTTCCTCGGCCGGTGTATCTTCCGTCTCTCCGTTGTTCTCTTCTAACGGCGTTTCTTCTGCAGGTTGGGTGTCTGTTTTCTCGGTCTCCGCAGGCTTCTCTTCATCTGCCGGTCCAGGTAACGCCGGTCTTACATCTGCATCGATGTATGTACCGTCGATAATATCCTCATTGCCTTCGCCTTCCTGCTTCTGACCCTGCATAAAGTCTGAGTCAAAAATCGTTCTCTGCTGTGTGTTTGCGATCGGCTGTAATACATAGCAGCCAGTCTCTTCATCCATAACCATCTCCATCTCGTTATTGAGATTTCCACCTTTCTCGTCGGTAATCTTTACTGCAGATGTGACCTTGTGCTTGAACTGCGGCTTGCTGATCTCACGGGATTCTCCCTTGATATTCGGGTCATAGTTCGGGATAAACTCCTTTACCATGGTAACGTCAATCTTGATTGTCATGCTTCCTTCGTTGGACTGCTTCTCAATCATGTTTCCAAGAAGTCTCTGCAGGACAAAATTCATATCGTGCTTCATATTCTCGAAGGTATCGCTGTCGAAATCCAATTTCTTGTCAAAATCATTCATCACTTACTCTCCTTTGCAATCTTGCCGTATTTGATATTGTTCTCATTCATAAAAGCAATCAGTTTCCCCAGCTGCTCCTTAGTTCCGTCTGCAAAGAAACGTACTCTGTACTTCTTTTCCTGCTCAGGTTCTTCTTTTGGTGCAAACGGATCAACCACCTGCGCTGCTGGTGCCGCCTGCGTTTCTCCGGCTACTGCCTGGGCGAATGCCGATTTTTCAATAGACTCAATCACCTTACCCATTTCAGACTGAGGTTCTGTCTGTTCGACTTCTGCGGCGGCTTCCTGTGCTTTCTTAGCTTCTGCCGCTTTACGCTCCGCTTCTTCTGCCTCACGCTTTGCCTGCTCCTCAGCTTCTTTCTGCTTGCGGATTTCTTCCTGGCGTTTTCTCTCGGCCTCTTCCTCAGCCTTACGGCGCTTGTCCGCTTCCAGTTTTTCTTCCAGGTCTGCCAGCCTCTTGTTCTCTGCCAGGGCCTTGCTGAGGTCCAGGGTCTTGATATACACATCCTTCGCATTCAGCTTATACTTACTATCCAGGCTGTCGATAGTCTCCAAATCTGTCTTAACCGTGTCGATCTTGTCCACGATTTCCTTCTGTGCGGTTGCCAGCTTATATGTCTGATTAAGGTAACGGCTGTCGAAAATCTTTTCAAACGGCAATACCTCGGTCAAATCTCCGATATTTTCATCGTAGGTAGCCTTGATAGCCGCTTTCTTTTCTTTCTTCTGTTTCTCCTCGAACGCCTTTACCTGCTGGTCGATCAGTGCGACCGGCTCATTGATAAGTGCCGTGATTTCCTTTAACTCTGCCTCGAACACTGCATAAGGCTCATTGATGATGTTCTTTACCTGCTTTCTTCTCTCCTCAATAGCCTTAATGAGCTTGTTCAGCTCGGCCCTGTCATTCTTCGCCGCCTTAATGTTTTCCTCTGTGTAAACCACATTCTCGTAACCAGCAATCTTGGCTCTTACTGCAGCCTCCAACTCTTCCTTGTTCCACTGAATGCGTCTGAGAAAACCATCCTCTGTCGGGTTAATCAGTCTGAACTCCATTTTCCCTGCCGGTACTACCGCTGTCTCAACAACTTCTGCTTCCACTGTTTCAGTTTTCTTTCTTCCTGCCATTGTCTACCTCCTAAATTTGATCCGGTCCTACGACCTTTATCATCACATCAACCCTCGGCGTTTCTGAGTAAAATTTCCTTACCTGTGCATCCACGACTGCCGAATCATCGTGGTACGCTACCAGGTTTAGACTGTCGCAAACAATCTTACCGATATTATCCCAGTCCGGCTTCTTGGTTGGTCTGATCCTGTGTTCCAACATTTCCCTGCGCTTCTTCTTGCTGGTGGACTTCGGAATTTCGTAATATGCAATTATCCTTACATCCAGCATTGCCCCTTCCGGAAACATCTTTCCTTTGGCTGCTTCGTTGTAAAACAGCTTCACCAGGTTTTCATAACTGGTGGTCTCTTTCGGGGTGTACGTCTTAACATACGCCCCAGCTCTTGAAAACTTCGGTCTCTGTTTCCCGAATGGCTGTCCTGGTATTGTGAAACGAATCTGCTTCATATCTTCATCCACTTTCTGCCTCCTATGCCTTGCCGCCAATCTCGGCCGACATCTTATCCGTCACCTTCTTGGCTGTCACCTTCGTTTTTCCGCTTGTTGCTTTGTAGAGTTCTGCCTTATCTGTGCCTTCCTCCACATACACCTTCAAGTAGTAATCTAACTGTTTTCCGGTCTCTGTCTTTTTTCTCTTTCCTGGCCCGACGGTATAACCGTTCTCGTGCAGGATTGCCGTAACCGTCTTGCGATCTTCCAGCTTGTCAATGCTGATTTCTGCCACCTTAATCAATCCCATGCTGTCATTCCTCCATTAAATTCTTCATGGCATCGAACCTCTTCGACGCCGCCTTTTCTCTCCAACTTCTGCCTGCAAACCTTATCGGAAAGCACATCTCAAATATTCTGTCATAGATACGTCTGTATCGGATGTCCTCTGACTCCTGCATATCCTTCAATGTCATATTCGTAGTGAGGATCAACGGCTTTCCGGATAAATACCTGCTGTCGATGATGTTGTACACCTTCTCTAACGCATAATCGGTACTTCTCTCTGCTCCCAGGTCGTCGATAATCAACAGCTTTGCCGCATTCAGTCCCGCCATTATTCTTTCTTCCTCGTCGGGGTTTCCCTGGATGTTCTGCAGTATCTTCACGAACGATGTCATAACCACCGGGATCATCTGATTCAGCAACTCATTCGCAATGCAGGCGGCCGTGTAACTCTTCCCGGTTCCGACCGTCCCCCAAAACAACAATCCTTGGCGTTTCTCATACATTTCGTCAAACCTTTTCACGTAATTGCCTGCGAGGTTGTAGATTTTCTGATTGTCTCCGTCCACCTGGTATCCGTCCAGCCTTGCCGCTTTCAGCTTGGCGTCCATAAGGCTGCTGGCTTTCAATCTTTCCAAACGCTGCATTTCCTGTCTCTTCTTTTCTTCCTCTTCCTTGCGTTTGTTCTCCTCAACCTTGCACTTACAGATACATGGAACAATTATCTCCCTGCCGCCGGTAAAATCCGACGCTGGCAACCTGGTCTGCTTTTTGGTTCTGCAGACTCCGCAGTAAAGCAGTCCGTCTTTGCCGATGTAGTCGCCCTCATTCTGCTCTGTCTCGAATGCTTCTGCAGGTAAAACCTTCTGCAAATCCAAATTCATCGTCACTCACTCCTTCCGAACGGATTCTCGTTGTCGTCGTACTCTGCTTCGCTCTGTGCCGGCTTGTCCTTTGGCAGATAGTCCAGGAACGGCGTTGACTCTCCCAAGAATGTCTTGCCATGCTTTATGTACATTGTCTCTGTTCTCTGCTTCTTGCACTGTGCCGCATAGTTCTTTACTGCTTCATACAACTGCTCGTGGGAGAAGCCATCTTCCAGGCGTGCCTTATACTTCTTGTATGCCTGCCCTTTATCAACCTTCCTCGGGTATACCTCCCACAGTTCCTCAAAATCCGTGGTGTAATTACCAATCGCCTTATTTGACTTCTGTTCTGCAGGCAGTACCGGTTCTTTCGGTTCCGGAAGTTCCGGCGTTACTGTGCTTTCTCCTGCCAGTGCTTCCTTCTCAGCCTTCATGCGGTTGTAATATTCTCTCTGCCTGTCAGCCTCACTGGACGACTGGCCGATGAAGTTCTGAATATCCATCATGTAGATTGCTCCGTTATCGAGCATCTCGATTAAATCCAGCTTCTTGAATACATCCAATGCTTTCTCGACGGTGCCTACCTGGTGCCCTGTCAAAGTTGCCAGGATTTCCGGCGTGTACGGAATCACATTTCTATACATCAACCTGCCGGAATTGCTCAGGCTTTTCAGATATAGTTTCAGCAGGATATTACTGTATAAATATCCGTCCTTCATGCTCTCTAAAATCTTCATCTCGTCCGTGTCGAAAAAGTCCTCTTTCAGCTTTAGGTAGTAATATTTTCTGTTGTCTGCCATTCAGTCACCGCCTATCTCCTTAAATGCCTGCTGTCAAGTCCATAATCGAGATCGGCTTCTTTAACACTCTGTTGTGTCTGCAGCAATCGCACAATTCGCATCTATCCGGTTCAACCTCTCCATTCTTAACTCTGAGGATTCTCGGCATATTCATCTCTACCATGTGCAATGCCTCCTGCAGATAGTTGTCAGTTACGTGTATAATGCGGATGTCCGGCTCAGGCTTTTCTTTTGTTGCTCCCGCAATAAAAAACGGTAATTTCTCGCCGGTATTCTGTCTCACGATTTCCTGGTAGACCGCACCCTGGATGTCGTAACCCCAGTAGCGAACAAAATCAAGGTAGCCAATATCCTTTACCCATTCCAGTTTCGTTATAGATGCCATAACCTTCAAATCAACGATAGCCACTCCCGGAATGTATGAGTCCATCTTAATCTTCCACTTTGTCCCGAACAGCTCTCCTGTCATAATGACCTGCTTCTGACCGCTCATATACTTCATGAAGTATTTGTCTCTCTCGATTCGTGCGATGATGTTTTCCGCCTGCTTATAGTCCGACTTCAAATCGCCCTTCTGAGTGAAGATTTCTTTATTGTCCTTTTTGAACTGTTCCAGGCTTCCCTCAAAATAGCTATCTACATAACTTCCTACCAGCAGCGCCGTAGTCTTTTCATCTTCCCAATTCCCGTTGAGCTTTTCCATTGCGTGAAACTCACAAGGCAACTTGCCGTAGGTTCCGGCAAAATCCTTATACCCCGATACGCTCATGTACTCCCGGTTAGCCTCCTGGCTATAATAATTTTCTGATGTCAGCTGCATTCTTCTTCCTCCTATTCAACCTCTTCCAAATCTAAGCCGCCGATCTGCTGTTCCTCTTCTTTCTGCTCTATATTACTGAACGGGTCCTGTGCCTCTACGATATCCGGCTGGTTGTCGCCGTAACTTCCTTCGCCGTCCTCGTCGTAAACCTTCTGATCGTCCTGGATTGCTCTCTGCATATCCACTGACAAAATACCCCACTTGCTGAGCAGCATCTTAATAACCGTCTTTAACGCCATTGCCTCGAAATCTGTCGTCCACTTACTGCCCTTCTTGTTGTTTTCCAGGTCATATCTGTATGCTGTTGAATACTTGCGGGCGTGGTTCTCGACCTCTGCTGTTGTCATAAACAACTCTTTTCTGAAACCGGTCAATAACTTAAACCAGGCATAGTAACCAGCGATGTTCTCTGATTTTCCTTCGGCTCTCTGCGTACACTTCGAGAAGTCCGTCACAAATTCAACTTCTCCGGTAATCGGATTGTATGAAACCAGCTCGTCCTTGTAGACAACCGAGCAATTCATCTTTTCGTAATATCCGGAGCGGATCGCCAGCTGGATAAATCCCTTATACATCATCTGAAACTGTGCTTCCGGATGTTTCTCCCACTGTCTCGTCTGTGGATTGTACTTATTGTTGTTGTAAGGCACGATTGCTGCGAACCCCAAGTTGCTGTCAATCGGCAAATCGTAGGTTGCTGCCACAAACGCCGCGCTCATAATCGTTGTTGCCGGGCATTTCTTTAACTGTGCTGATCCAGCAACCACATTCGTAATGGATGCCAAAAACTGCGGTGCTTTCTGCCCTAAGACTTCCGTAAATTTCTTCTTTACTGCATCCTGGGAAATCATGCTCTTAACCTGCGCTGCTACACTTAACTGCGTTCCCTGCTGTGTTGCCACTGCATTCTGTTCTGCCATACTACCTTTCCTCCTTTTCTGCTTCCGTGAGACTTTCGCCACACAACTTTAATATTTCTTCTGCGCTCATATCATCCACGCATTCTTCACAAATCTTCCCTTTCGGAGAATCCCAAAACTTATCTCCTGCTAGGATTCCATACCCGCATTTCACACATTCGTGAACCGGTACCGGCTCCGGTGCGTTCGGGCATCTTGGATGGCATGGGTTCATACCGCATTCTGCACACATATTCCTTCTGCCTCCAATCTTCTCAAAAACGTCGTAGCATTTACCGAGCATCTGAACAGATAGTTCTTAACCTCGTCCTTGAATAACAACGGCAGGTATTCCTCTCTGTTCTCAATCTTGCATATATCCATCTTCCGGTTGCACAACCATAAGATTTGCTCAGCCTCTTCATCTGAGATGTGAATTTCTTTCTCCCTGTACTCGTCTACGATTTTCTGTAACTCTTCGCTCATAGGCCTTCTCCTCTCTCCATTCTTCGATGAAGTCCGGCAGGTACATTCTCGCCTCATTTACAAAATATCCGACGATCATCACCACTGGTAAAACCAGCCACTCACCGCCGTAGGCTTTATATCCTCTCTCGATGTACGCTGCTTCAACCGATACTTTTGTGAGAACCAGTCCCAGGCTTACCCAAAACCAATACAGTCTCACAAATCTTCTGACTTTCTTTCTAAATCTTCTCATACCGCCTGTTCCTTTCACTTATAGAAGTAGTGCTTGCCGTACTTGAAAAGAAATTCCAAATTCTCGCTGTGCCACTTACTGTCGCTCTTGCTCTCAAAATACAAAGCATCCTGGCTTTCGTTCCAATGGTCTACCTGGATCAGCTTCAATGCTTCGTAACACTCCTCGTCCGGCTCTACTGCATCGTATCTTCCGTTTGCAACTGGACTGAACTGGTTCTTCTGAAAAATCACTTCCTCGATTGTGTCCGGGAACTCATTGCTCCAAACCCTGTTGAGGACTACCAGCATAACCAGTGCCTTTCCTTTCACGCCTTCGCTCTCAGCTTCGGCCATTGCTATCTTACATAGCAGGTAGGAATCGTCCTTGTCCCAATCCATACTTGCGATCAACGGTTCTTCTGTCTCAACTGCCTTTGCTGTCTCCGTTGGCTGTGTTGCCTCTTCAACTTCCGGCGTATACGTCGTCTCTGCCACTTCCTCTGTGGCTATGTAGACCGGCCGGCTTTTTTCTTTCTCCTGCCCGAGCGTTTCTGAAATGCCACTGACTGCAAAACAGGCAGCTCCGACCATCGTTGCCATTCTTGCCGCAAACAATATTCTTCGCTTCCTTGCTTTCTTC